GGCAGAAACCCGCAAACTGGTCGAATCCAGTAGTGGGTTAGGCTTGCCGCATGAATCCATTGCGGTGCTGGTGGGCATCGATGACAAGACTTTGCGTAAGTATTACCGCCATGAATTGGATATGGGCAAGGCTAAAGCCAATGGGCAGATTGCTAAGACCCTTTACAGCAAAGCGGTTGCTGGAGACACAACCAGCTTGATTTGGTGGACAAAAAGTCAAATGCGGTGGTCTGAGACTGTACGCAACGAAATGACCGGCGCTGATGGTAAAGAGTTAACGGGCATACAAGTTACTTTTGTGAAGCCCAATGAGTGATGTTGCCACTGCAATTGCCAAAGCTCAGTTTCCGATCAAGCTGCAAGGCTTGTTCAAGCCATCGCGCTACAAAGTATGCTACGGCGGCAGGGGTGGGGCTAAGTCTTGGGGCATTGCTAGGGCGCTACTGATCAAGGGCGCTAAAGACCCGCTACGCATCTTGTGTGCGCGAGAGTTTCAGACCAGCATCAAGGATTCAGTTCACAAGTTATTGTGTGACCAAATCGAAACCCTTGGCTTGCTGGGTTTCTATGAAATCACCCAAAACAGCATTAGGGGCAGGAATGGCACAGAGTTTGCCTTTGCTGGCCTGAAGAACAACATTGCCAACATCAAATCCTTTGAGGGCGTTGACATTTGCTGGGTAGAGGAAGCGCAGACCACCAGCCGACCAAGCTGGAACATCCTAATCCCCACCATCCGGAAACAGGGCAGCGAGATATGGATTTCGTTTAACCCTGAGTTGGAAACAGACGAAACCTATCAACGGTTCGTGCTCAACCCTCCTGAGAACTGCATACTTATCAAGATCAACTGGTCGGATAACCCTTGGTTTCCCGAAACCTTGAGGCTGGAAAAGGATGCACTGAAGAACCGCGACCTTGAAGCCCATAACCAAGTTTGGGAAGGCATGTGCCGCCAATCGGTAGATGGGGCTATCTTTGCCAAGGAACTGCAACAGGCAGAAGTTGAGGGCAGGCTAACCCGTGTGGCCTATGACGCTACAAAGCCCGTCCATGCCATTTTTGACCTCGGTTGGTCTGACAGCACATCGATCTGGTTCTTGCAGTTTGTAGGCATGGAAACCCGCCTAATCCGCTATATTGAGGACAGCCAAAAGACCATGACCCATTACTTGGCAACCATGCAGACCTTTGGTTATATGTATGAAACGGTTTGGTTGCCGCATGACGCTGAGAACCAGACGCTGGCGGCAGCTGGTCGGTCAATTGATGACATTGTGAGGGCGGCAGGCTACAAGACCCTCATTCTGCCTAAAGTGCCAATCATTGACTCAATCAACGCCGCAAGGACAATATTCCCCAGCTGCTGGTTTGACCGGGAACACGCAGCGGAAGGGATCAATTGCCTGCGCCACTATCGATATGAGGTTGACCCAGCCACAGGGCAGTTCAGCCGCAACCCGCTACATGACCACTATTCGCACGGGGCTGACGCATTTCGCTACATTGCCCTGATGATTCAAGACACCCCCAAGCGCAAAGCAAAAGCACAAGTTGCAATGCCTAGCGGTTGGATGGGATAATCCCACAAAGGGGCAAATATGGCTTACCAAGACGCATCAGGCAAAGACACAAGAATCAACAAAGCCATAGAGTTTTGGCGGCTGGTCAATGACGCAGACTCAAGCAATCGCGCTGAAGCATTGCAAGACATCAAATTTGCAGCCGGTGATCAATGGCCTGTAGAGATACAGAACAGCAGGAATGTGGAAGCCAGACCCTGCCTGACCATCAACAAAATCGACTCTTACATCCGTCAGGTGACCAACCAGCAGCGGATGCAGCGCCCACGCATCAAAGTGCATCCTGTAAATAACTTGGCTGATTACAAAATTGCCCAAGTGATCGAAGGCATGACCCGTCACATTGAGGTGAATTCCAACGCTGACACCGCCTACGACACTGCCTTTGACTACGCCGTGCGGATGGGCTGGGGCTATTGGAGGATCAATACCCGCTACACAAGCGAGGATTCCTTTGATCAGGAAATCTACATCGACACGATTGACAACCCGTTTACCGTGTACTTTGACCCCAATTCAATATTGCCTGATGGGTCAGACGCTGAACGCTGCTTGATCACTACGGTGCTAGACAAAAAGATTTTCCGCGAATACTACCCAAATGCTGATGATGGCGCTAACTTTACCCAGCGATCAACCGGAGATGACACCGCAAGCTGGATCACTAAAGAAGACATCAGGATTGCTGAATTCTTTCACATTGAGCGTGAACGCGCCAAGCTGTATTTGCTGAGTGATGGCACACGCCAATTTGCTGATTCCGAAAGGTTCTTTGAGCGTGTCGAAGCCGCTGGCTTGACCGTTGTGGATGAGCGCGACAGCTTCCGCAAGGCGGTGAAGTGGTGCAAGATGACCGCCCTAGAAATCTTGGAAGAAAAGACATGGGCGGGTAAATACATTCCTGTTGTACCGTGCTATGGCGCACAGGTCATTGTGGATGACAAGCGCAAGAAATATGGCTTGGTGCGGTTTGCCAAAGACCCACAGCGGATGTATAACTTCTGGCGCACCAGCATGACCGAATCGGTTGCGCTTGCTCCAAAGGCTAAATGGCTGCTGGCAGAGGGCCAAGATGAGGGACACGAAAACGAATGGGCGATGGCTAATATTAAGTCAAGCCCCGTCCTACGTTACAAGCAAAAAGACATTGAGGGCGTACCAGCCCCAGCGCCAACCCGACTACAGCCCGAAGCGCCTCCACTTGGCATCATGGAAGCCGCCGCCGCTATTTCGGCAGACTTGCAGATGGTGCTGGGAATTGTTGATCCCAACCAGCTGCCAAGTGGCAACATTTCGGGCAAAGCCTTGGCGGGTCAACAGAATCAGGTGGATTTAAGCAATTTCCACTTCTATGACAACATGACCCGATCCATTCGGCATACAGGCAAAATCCTGCTGGACTTGATACCTAAAATATACGACACGCAGCGGGTAATGCGAATTATTGGTTCAGATGGTCAGCCTGACATGACCACGATCAACGAAAAGAACGAAGTCAACGAGGTGCTGAATGATGTGACCGTTGGCGAATATGATGTGGTGATGGACACAGGGCCGGGCTTCCAAAGCAAGCGCCAGCAGGCAGTTGAGGCAATGATGCCCCTGCTTACAGGCAATGAGCAATTGTTCAATATTGCTGGTGATTTGGTGTTTAGGAACATGGACTTCCCCGGTGCGGACGTTATTGCTGACCGCCTTGCCGCCATGAACCCGATGGCTAATATTGATGAGAAATCAGATATACCGCCTAAAGTTCAAATGCGGTTAGCGCAAGCACAGAAACAAGTGCAGGAAATGCAGCAGCAATTGCAAGCCGCCATGCTGGAGATTAACAACCGTGGTCAGGTTGCCCAAATCCGCGAGGAAGGCGCTAACAAGCGCAAACTCATGGACGTTACCGCACGGGCGCACAACACCGAAACAATGGCAGAAGTTAAGGTCAATGACCAAAACACCCGTTCAATTACTAGCCAAAACAAGACTGAAATTGATGCGCTGGTCAAAATGCTTATCGCAAGAATGCCAACTGATCAGCTGGTATCAGAAATTGAAAGGCTGAATGCTGAACAGCAACAGTTTGCGTTGGCTGCTGCACAGGATATTTCGCACGGTGCAAACCCATTGGTTAACCCGCAACAGATGCAGCAACCAATGCAGCCGCAGCCAATGCAAGAACCGATGCAGCCGCCAATGCAGCAGTCATTTGAACAACCTATGCAGTAATTGACAGCAAACTAATTTCGTGGTAAAAACCGCAAAACCTTACCAGTTGGGTCAACTGGGTGAATTCTTTGAGGAAACTCAATGTCAGAAGTAGCAGAACGACTTGCCGCCAATGTGGTGACAAGTGAAAATTTAGCTGAATTTAATGCCAAACGAATGGGTTTAGCTGATCCATCCCCAAGCGAGGCTGTCGATAAGACAGAGCCGCAAGAGGTTGATGAAGGACAGAGTGAACCGACTGAGGTAGAGAACGAAGCGACAGCAACAGAGGATCGAAAACAAAATCCTAAGCTGGAAAGACGGTTTTCAGAAATAACCAAGCAACGCGAATCAGCACGGGAAGAAGCCCGTAGGGAACGCCAAGCTAGGGAAGATTTGGAAACAAAGGTAAGGGACTTGGAGGCCAAAATTCAGCCCAAAGCTGAACCAGTAGCTGAAACAGAACCATTGCCAGAGCAGTTCAGCGATATGTATGAATACGCTAAGGCGTTGACAGACTATCGTGTTGAGCAGCGATTGACGGAAGAAAAGCAAAAGGAAGTGCAGGCTAAAGCTGCCGCCGAACACGCCAAGTTAATTGACACTTGGGGTCAACGGGTAAAGGCAGCTAAAGCTGAAATGCCAGACTTTGATGACATGATCAATTCCACAGACGTTACGGTAAGTAACGAAGTGCGGGATGCGATCTTTGAATCTGAGGTTGGCCCACGCATCCTGTATCACCTTGCTGAAAATCCTGATTTTGCTGTAAAGCTGCAAGGCATGACCTTGACCGCCGCCTTGAAAGCAATTGGGAAATTGGAGGGGCAGTATGAAAAGACTGAACCGCAAACAAAGTCTGTTGTTGGGAAAAGTAAAGCACCCGCGCCTATCAATCCAATCAGATCAGCAGCCAACGGGCGTGATGTGAACCTGACCAGTGATGGTCAATTTCATGGTTCATATCAGGCTTGGAGAGCAGCAAGATTGGCTGGAAAGATTCGCTAAACCCATTCTATTTTAGGAAACAAAATGGCAAATAATCTGCTAACCATCAGCATGATCACCAACGAAGCGTTGATGGTCTTGGAAAACGAATTGACTTTCTCCAGCGAAGTCGAGCGCAACTATGACGATCAATTCGCCGTTACTGGCGCAAAGATCGGTGCTACTCTGAACGTCCGTAAACCCGGTCGTTTTATTGGCACAACTGGCCCTGCTTTGAACGTTGAAGATTTCAACGAGACTTCAGTGCCTGTGACCCTTTCTACACAGTTCCACGTTGACACCCAATTCACAAGCCAAGACTTGGCTTTGTCTTTGGATATGTTCTCTGACCGTGTGTTGAAACCCGCTGTCGCCGCTATTGCCAACAAGATTGACTTTGACGGTCTGACAATGGCAAAAAACAACACTGCTAACATTGTTGGCACTGCTGGTACACCCCCAACTGGCTTGATCACATACCTGACCGCAGGCGCGTATCTTGACAGCGAGGGCGCACCCCGCGATGGTCGCCGTTCATGTATCGTTGAGCCGTTCACAGGCGCAACCATTGTTGACAGCTTGAAAGGTCTGTTTGTTCCCTCAGACAAAATTTCGGCTCAATACAGCAAGGGCATGATGGGTCGTGACT